ATACGGTTTTGACGGCTGAACAGATCGGCGCAACGAAGAATTATTTGCTTCATGCCGGGTTGTCTGGCAATGGTACATTATGCACGAAACGCGCTATAATCAAGCAATCTGCGCTTATTTCATGCTCTCATGGGAGATGATTAGGCTGGTGTTTTTAGGGCGTTAGAACGTGAATAAAAGGCCGTTTGGGCGGTCGTGTGAATGGAGGTCGTTTGACCTCCTTTTTTTATGTCCGAAAATGGCGAAAATAGTGGGTGGGGTTACAGCTGGGGTTACAAAGTGGGGTTACATTTTCCGAAAAGTGGGGTTACACATTCGGGGTTTTCGGGGGTATGATAGAGGGGGAGGGAAAAGGATAGTTTTAAGGGATAAGGTGGGGGAAACTACCCATTTGCGATATTGGTAAAATGGGGGCGAATTGGGCTAAAACCTTGTATTTATGAGGTTTTTTATATGGAATGAGCCTTGGGAGAGGGGGTACCCCCCCTGCGAACGGGGTTCTAAAGGCGTTGGAGGGGCATACGTATGGTGTTAGAAGAACTTAGAAATGCTCCCGATAACCTCATATACGTTCATGATGCGTTCTATGGGGTATTCTTGCTCGTCATAGTCTGTTGTATTGATAGGGACGAAACGCAGTTTCTTTGGATCTGTCGACCGACGGAGAATCTTGATGGTGCGTAATGTATCAAGTACGACAGCGTAGATTTCGCCATATTGAATGTCCTCCAGTGTGCATTTATGGAGGGCAATAATGTCGCCATGGTTAATTTTGGGTTCCATAGAGTGTCCTGTGACATTGCACCAGAAGTCAGCCTTTTCAAATCCTTGTATTACGATGTTGTTGGTCGGGATTGATACTTGAGAATTGACAATTTCATTGAATCCACCTAAGAAGTCCACATCATAATAAGGTTTGCCTATGGCTGAGTTGTACGAAACTTCTGGGATTTTTTCTACTAAATCTGAATTTTCTTGTTTCTTTTCTTGCATAGTCGAGAGCATCTCACCTCTGCCAGTAATTAACCATTCGACACTAACATCGGGGGCATAGGCGAGAAATCTTGTAATATTATCTTCGCTTATACCATTATTTTGCTGTAATATACCTCGAGTGACCCCAGAATCCTTATAAAACTTATAAAGAGAGACTCCTTTTTTTGCCAAATAAAGCAAGATATTTTGCTTTATAGGCGAATTTTCTTGTTTCTTTTCTTGCATAGTCGAGATTACTTGTTTATCTTTGCACCGTGTTCAACAATGAACGCGCGTTCAAATATACGAAAAAAGGTCGAGAAATCAATTAAGACAAGTGGTATATGAAAAGGTTTATAAATGTAACAAAGGAGGTTCGTCAGGAACTGGCGAAAGTGTTCAATGTGGGTGACCGCGCTGTGTGGAATGCCCTAAGTTATGACAAGGAGCGCGGTGAGACGGACCGTGCAAAGCGTATCCGCATGTTTGCCCTTCAGAAGGGTGGCATTGTGATGGTTGTATGCCCAGAGATGGAGACGCTTCATGATTCAGATGGCTACATGCGTCAGTATCTCCCTAATGATGTGATGCTTGAGTTCTCAAAGAAAGATGATGCAGGTTGCGACGTGTACCACAAGGGTGTGAAGGTTCGCCATTACGACAAGGTGATGGTGAGTGATATACCAGAGATACAGAACTGGGCTGCAACATTGAGATAAGGAGGAGAAAGTATGGAGTACCACGATAACAGACTTTGCATCTCGATGCGGGAACTTGTGGACGGCGGTGTGATGACCGTATCCAACTACAAGCAGCTCTCCGCACGCGGTCGCATAGATGTAGTGCGTCGTGGTGGAGGCTCTTCCAAGAACTACGCGCTTATTGCCGTATGCAGTCTGCCCGATGCTTATCAGGACAAGCTCATGGAGCTATATCCGGACCCGTCGCTTGAGGTGCTACTTGCCTGGCTTGATGCCAACTACGAGGTGGACCAGGCAGCTGTTGCATATTTCAACGACTGGCGCAACCAGTGCGGACACGACCATGCTACTGATGCTCATGTGAAGGAGTATGTGACCAACGCCAGTGTGCTGAATGCTTGTATCAAGTTGTACAACAACGCCAAGGCGATACAGAAGACGATGGGCCAGAAGTATGACTGGAGCATGATGTCGCAAGCTGTGGAGGGCTACCGTATGAAGACCGGGCACACATTGCCGGCAAGTATGTTGCGCTTCCGCAAGAAGGTGAACGAGTATCAGCGTGACGGCTACCAGTGTCTCATCAGCCGAAAGTTCGGTAACCAGACAAGCCGTAAGGTGGATTATAGGACTGAGCGTTTGATTCTGTCGATAGCCGTGTTACCCAACAAGCCGTTCAATACCAATGTATGGGAATTGTACAACTCGTTTGTGTGCGGTGAGCTGGACGTGTATGACCCAGAGACCGGTGAGCTTTTCGACGCAAGCGAGTGGACCGACAAGAACGGTGACCCGAAGTCGCTGAGCGAAAGCACCATCACCAACTATCTGAACAAGCCCAAGAACCGGCTGTTCATTGAGCACTCGCTTGACTCTTACACCACCTTCATGCACGAGCAGATGCCCCACGTTCACCGCCATGCGCCCGAGTTCTCGTTCTCAAAGATTTCATTCGATGACCGCGACCTCCCACGCAAGCTGAAGGATACCAAGGCAAGGCCGAAGGCATACTACGCCTACGATGTGACAAGCCAGTGCGTGGTGGGCTACGCCTACAACCGCAACAAGAATGTGGACTTGGTAGCCGACTGCTTCCGTTCGATGTTCCGACTGATAGAAAGCAAGGGCTGGGGCTGTCCGGCACAGGTTGAGGTGGAGAACCACTTGATGAGTCAGTGGAAAGAGAGTTTCCTGAAGGCAGGAGTATTGTTTCCATTTGTACGTTTCTGTGCCCCGATGAACTCCCAAGAGAAATACGCTGAGCCGATGAACGGTGCCAAGAAACGCAGGGTGGAGCATCGGAACCACCTTGGCATCGGACGCTTCTACGCCAAGGACAGGCACTACCGCACGGAGGCCAAGAAGGTGTTTGACGAGAAGAATGACACCTACGAGGATAAACAGTACTACACATGGGAAGAACTGATTGCAGACGACATCCGTGACATCAAGGAGTTCAACAACACCCTCCACCCGAACCAGAAGAAATACCCCGGCATGACACGCTGGCAAGTGCTTGAAGCCAATATGAACCCCACGCTTCAGCCAATGGACAAATCGGTGTGGGCACGCTTCATCGGCGAGCACACAGAGACCTCCATACGCAGGAACAGCTACTGCAGAGTGGCGTATAAGGACTGGTGGTTGAGCAAGACTGAGGTGATGGAACGTCTCGATCCGAACAACTACAAGGTAGATGCCTACTATCTGACCGATGAGGACGGCAAGGCAACCGACGTTTACATCTTCCAGAACGACCGACTTATCGACAAGCTCGAGGACGTGGGTACGTTCAACACTGCCGATGCAGAGCAGACTGACGAGGACAAGGAGATATTCGTGAACCAGCAGAAGAAGATAGCAGCCTTCAACGCCTACGTGAAGAAGAACGCCATAGCAAGTGTGAGCATATCCAAGGCTGAGCAGAGCGCCCATGAAGAGGCTGCACCGCCGCCACCGCTTGAACTTCCACCGATGGAAAGCGAGCAGGAAATGGAAGTGAGCTACCACATTTCTGACCCGTTGGCAGACTTATAGAATGATATTAGAATACAATTAAAATAACGTGAGACATGATAACGAATGAGAACAAGCAGCGGATATTGGAGGCTATAGCGACCAACCGCACGAACTATCCGAGCGATGCCAAGCACGCTGCTTCATTGGGCATCAGCACCTCGGTATATAGCGCCATCAAGAATGGTCAGACCGAGAAGGCACTGAGCGAAGCCAACTGGATAACCATCGCCCGAAGACTGGGTGTGAACCTCAAAGGAGGCATTGAATGGAAGCCAGCACGCACCGCCACCTTCGAATATATCACCAAGCAGCTGGAGTTCAGCCAACAGAGCGGACTGAGTGCGATACTTTGTGATATACCCAACATTGGCAAGACATTCACGGCCCGCTATTATGTGCAGTGCCACCGCAATGCCATCTATGTGGATTGCTCGCAGGTGAAGACCAAACTGAAGCTGGTGCGCAAGATAGCTACTGAGTTCGGTGTGGGCAGCAACGGAAGATACAGCGATGTGTATGAGGACTTGGTGTATTACTTGCGCTCAATCGACACCCCACTCATCATTTTGGACGAGGCAGGCGACTTGCAGTATGAGGCATTTCTGGAACTCAAAGCCTTGTGGAACGCTACAGAAAGATGCTGTGCCTGGTATATGATGGGTGCGGACGGACTGAAAGCCAAGATCAACCGCTCCATTGAGTGCAAGAAAGTGGGTTATACCGAGATGCTCAGCCGATACGGTGACCGCTACTCGAAGGTAACGCCCGACGACTGCAAGGAGCGTGAGAAGTTTTTGCAAGACCAGGCGAGCGTGGTGGCAAAGGTGAATGCCCCTGAAGGTGCGGATATTGGAAGTTTGGTGCGCAAGACGGGTGGAAGGCTGAGACGCGTTTACACGGAAATAGAGAAACTGAAACGTGTGCAGGCATGATGATCGATGAATACAAAGAGGGCGACACCATTCAAATCCTCATAGCAGGTACCCATATTGGCGCCGTGATGGAGGATTGGTTAGAAAGCCACCGTGAGTGCGACATCAAGGTGCGCCGAGCCAAGACCAAGGGCTGTGTTGTGTTGGAAACCACAGACGTCATCTATGCTGCGCACATTGTGCAATGGTTTCCGAAAGTAAAAACGAATATAAAAAAGTAGTGATATGGCAAAGCGAGCATATAGCCCCAAGGACGTGGCGAATATCAAGTGCAAGGCACTACCATTTGAAGGACAATGGAAAGCAGTGTTCGGCCAGCCAGAAGAGGGCGATACATGGTTCATCAGTGGTCCCAGTGCCAGTGGCAAGAGTTCGTTTGTGATGCAGTTTGCGAAGATGCTCTGCGGCATAGGCAGCGTGTTGTATGTGTCCTTGGAGGAGGGCGTTGGCTTGTCGATGCAACGACGGCTTGCCCAATTCAAGATGACTGACGTTCAAGGTTCGTTCCGTCTCATTACCGATGGCGACATCAAGGCCTTGGAAGAACGCCTGGCGAAACCCAAGAGTGCCAAGTTCATCATTGTGGACAGTTACCAGTACGCCTACGAAGCAGGGTGGGAATATTCACTGACCAAGGCGCTGATGGAACGTTTCAAGCGCAAGACCTTCATCTTTGTCAGCCAAGAGGACAAGGGCAAACCCATCGGAAAGCCCGCCATCAGACTGAAATACGCTGCCGGCGTGAAGGTGCGGACGCAAGGCTTCAGAGCCTACTGTCAAGGACGCTATTCAGGCAACGTGAGCGAATATTACACCATCTGGGCGGAGAAAGCCGTGGAGGTTTACAATGACACGAGTAAAATATGAGCGAGCAACACATTCTGAAAATAGAGCCACCCCCATACTGTGTAAGTTCAGAGCGAATTATCAGCAAAGGCCACGAGTGTGGGTACTGCCACGGTACAGGTTCATTTGTATATGATGATCGTTGTGGTGATGATGTTGTAAAGGTCTGCCCCGTGTGTAAAGGAAAAGGTAAAATAGATGCCGTGATAGATATTACATGGCGACCGAGTGAAAATCTATAAGATATAAGAACAATGAAAGAAAAGAATGTATTGACCCAAATAGTCGCATGGCTCCGTGCAAGGCGGGAGCAGCGCAGGGCGAGAAAATCGGCGCGTTACAGTGAGGAACTGAAGCGAGAGTCGGAGCGTGTGTTGCAAGTAAGAGAGTTTGATGGGCAGTTGTTCGTCTGCTATAACGAAGTACCGCTTTTGACCACTTGTATGTTGAAAGAGGGGTTGCCGATAGTTGTAGAAGCGGCACGCATGATGTATGTGGAATATTACAAGACCAAAGGCTTATGTCACAGGAAGTAAGCAATTTGGCACAGCCCAATTCGGATGCGCCTCAGCAAAAGGAGCAAGCTCCATTGCATTCGGCTGTCACGAATTTGGCGCGGCCCAATTCGGATGCGCCTCAGCAAAAGGAGCCAGCTCCATTGCATTCGGCTGTCACGAATTTTGCACGGTTCTATGGCATACTCAAAAAGCGCTATAAGTTTGCCACCAAGGAGCTGGGCGATGAGTTCAAGGAAGGCGTGGTTAGCCAATTCACCAATGGCCGTACGACATCGCTCAGGGAGATGACCCGTAAGGAGTACGACCTGATGTGCGACAAGCTCGAAGGTGCGACAGCCAAATTGATACGCACCGCGAAGGACGAGCAGCGCAGGCATCGCAGCCGGTGCTTGAGGTTGATGCAGATGCTCGGCATAGACACAACAGATTGGACCCGCATCAACGCCTTTTGCCAGGATCAGCGTATTGCCGGCAAGGTGTTTTCGAAGCTAAGCAATGAGGAGTTGGAGCAGTTGTCGGTGAAGTTGCGCTCCATTCAGCGCAAGGGCGGTTTGAAACCTAAGAAAGAACCGACACCTCCAGCACAGCCACAAGTGGAATACATGATGTTACCAATAGGAAAAGGAGGTGAGGCATGAATGAGGAAGTGAAGCGTGTGATGGAGTATATTCATGGCATCGCCTACAGAGAACTCCACGGTGACCAGTACATCGAATTTCTTGAGCGTGTTGCCTACGAGATAGACAAGGAACTTGAGGAAGGCGACTGGCCAGAACCTGAAGACGGCGAGTGAAAACCAATCAAAGTAATCATCAACCCCAAATGATGTAATGAGTATAAACATGACAGAAACGATAAAAGACGTGCTGTGCTACGTGCGTAAGCGCACGGTAGACATGACGGAGGAGGACTACGAGTTGTTCCTTGCTCAATTAAAAGACGAGATATCCCAACTGCAGGCTCTTGCGGAATGGAAAGACGATAAGTAGGTATTAATAACCCCTTAAAAGATTTACAACAATGGCAAAAAGAGAAAAGAAAGTGATCATTACCGGTGTGACAAGAGAATCAGCCGATGAAGCGTTCGCAGCCTACGCCAAGGCAGACGCCCAGAGTGCAAAAATCACGGCAGACATAGAATTGCAGTGTGCGAAGATCCGTGAGAAGTATGCCAACAAGCTGGCAGAGCTGGAAGGTGAGAAGGAGAAAGCCTTTGACACGCTCCAGGCTTATGCTACGGAGAACCAGGCAGAGTTGTTCACCAAGAAGAAGAGCCTTGAGATGGCGCATGGCGTTATCGGCTTCCGCACGGGTACGCCTAAGCTGAAGACCTTGAAAGGTTTTACCTGGGCAAGTGCCTTGCAGCTGGTGAAGGAGTTTCTGCCCGGCTATCTGCGCCAGACTGAGGAGATAGCCAAGGACAAGCTGCTTGCCGACCGCGAGGTGGAGGATATGGTTCCTCAGATGAACAAATGCGGTATCCAAGTGGTGCAGGACGAGACCTTCTACGTTGAACCCAAGAAAGAGGATGCCGTATGATACTGGAAGTGGAGAAGAAACCGAAAGTGGCCTTGTGCCGTAAGTGTTACGGCACAGGTCGTCTCCACGACAAGGAGACTGGCAAAGAAAGCACATGTGACCAATGTGAGGGAACGGGCAGAGTAACCGTCAGCGCAAAGATGAGATATGACATTCGTCCCTACAAGGAAAAACAGAAATAGTAACCAATAGCAAGCATGGCAAAGCGCAGCGGAGTAAGTTATCAGAAACGTGTGGAAGAAGTAAACAGGATATATTACCGAGAAGCCAAGCGGGGAGTTCCCAACCGCGAGATATGGCGACGGTACATATACCCTGTTTATGGCGTGTCAGAACGGACGTTCTATAATATGCTCAAAGCGAGCGCCGAGCCACGCAACACCATAGCTGACGAAACCCGTCAGCTTTTGCTGTTTAAGGACGAGGACTGGACATGAGTGTGGAAAAAGGAATACAGCGAGTCATCAGAAACATACTGAAAGACATTCGTATCGACCTTGGCGATGAGTTTGACAAGAACTTTGAACGTCAGGCGTTCTTCAGCGAGCAATGGGAACGTCGTAAAAGTCCGCTACGCCCTGGACGCGCCATTTTGGTAGATACGGGTAAACTGCGCCAGAGCATACGCAGCCGAAGCACTGACACGAGCATTCGTTTTTTCAGTGATTTGCCCTACGCTGGCATTCATAATGAAGGTGGTGAAATCAAGGTGACGCGCAAGATGAAGAGTTACTTCTGGCACAAGTACTACGAGTCCACCGGCTCGTTCGGCCGCAAGAAGAACGGTGAGAGACGGAACGACAAGCGCACCATTCAATTAAGCACGGAGGCAGAGTTTTGGAAATGTATGGCTCTGATGAAAGTCGGGCAAAGCATCACGATACCCAAGCGCCAATTTCTCGGTTCGTCGCCCGAAGTGGAGAAAGCTGTGAAGGAGATTATCGAGGAGAATTTGGCAGAATATTTTGAACACGAATATAAATTGAAATAAACATGGTAAGAAGTGAATTATACCAAGCAATCAAATTAAAGCTGGAGCAGGACGTTCCAGAGGTGAAGCACATCGATTTGTGGAACCACAACGTGGAGTTCCTTGAGCAAGAAGACGCATGGGCGCGCCCAGCGGTGTTTGTGGAGTTTGGCACCATAGGCTGGGAGCCGTTTGCTGGCGGCAAGCACCAGCGTGGCAAAGGTGTGGTGCGCATCCACCTCGTCACAGACTGGAACGAGGGCGAGCATGATCAAGCCTTTGCCATTGGGCAGAAGATAAGCGAAGCCCTCGAAGGATTGGAGGGTGAACTGTTCAACGGCATGGTATTGATTGAGACCGCCACCAACCACAACCATGAGGACCTGCTGGAGAGTATCGATAGCTATGCGGTGAGATACCTGCGATAAATCGGAAAAGAACGGTCAAAATAGAAGAATAGACTATTTCGGTGCGAAAAGTTTTAATTATTATCAAAAAAACGTGGCTTCCTATTGTTGAGCCACGTTTTTTCGTATCTATGAAGCGGATTCCGAAATGAACATCAATAACAGCTATATTTTTATGAATAACAATGCACTTTTTGTAGCTAACTATATGATAGATTTGGCGGAGCAGAGTGGAAAACATCTACAACCGCTCAAAGAATGAGGGATTATTTACAAATAGCATATCAAGAAAAGCCCCGTCGGACAAGTTGCCGCCGTGGCTTTCTTATGCCTTTAGAATGGGATTATAACGCCGTAGGCGGCATTGGTGAAGGATATCATCGAGGAGAACCTTGCAGCGTATTTTGAACACGAATATAAATTGAAATGAAAGGAACAAGTCCGTGTAAATTTGCGTTTATGCGGACTTTTTGCTATATTTGCAGTGTGTTCAATAATGCACAAAGGAAAGACAATGAATGTGATAGAAATTATCTGTACGGTGATTGGTGCTGTTGCCACGATTCTTGGTGGCGTATGGTATATATTGTCCAAAGTGTTTAAGATGGGGCAAACTTCTGGGCGCATTGATAATATAGAGAAATCGGTAACGAAGTTGGAAAACGTGATGGACCGCTTTCCATGTAATGTGCATCGTGACGACATTACGAAGATAAAGACTGTATTGGTGGAGAAATATCCCAAGTCATCATCGATTTTTTCAATGAAATCAAGTCCGCGGAAATTGAACCCAACAGGCGAGAAACTGTTTGCGGCAATCAATGGCGAACAATTCTTGAAAGAGAATAAGGAGAGATTGTTTGGATACATATCAGACAACTCCCCCTTGGTCGCTTTGGATGTGGAACAGTTGTCCAATGCTGCATGTTTGTCGTTGGTATCTACTCCAGCTTTTAATTCTCTGAAGAATTATGTCTATAACGAGCCAACATGGACGTTGCCAGACGGTAAACAATATGATATAACGATAAATGATGTTTGCTTTGTGTTAGGATTACGATTAAGGGATATGTATTTATCGGAACATCCGGAACTAAGTAAAAAATAAGAAATAAGCCCTGTCGGACAGTTGCCGCCGTGGCTTTTTGTTATAATCGCATTCGAATAGCAATAAATTGATATATTATTCGTTATTTTGCAAATAGGAACAAACATCCAATGAACTATGGCGGGTAGAAAGAAGATAAAACTTAGGTCATTTGGCCTATCGAATACGAACTTAATACAGAATGGCACAGGCATTATTGCCTGCTTAAACAGTGTTCTCCATGAAGACAGCACAGCAAATTCTCGTAGAATGATGCTCAATGCTCAAGATGGAGATGAAGACTTGTTGTCCTTTTACTCATTTCTCAGAGATCGTTATTTGTTTGGCATGATGCTTCGAATTATCCCTGTTGAGAATGGAGGCTTTATATCTGATGATTTATTTTCGAACAATACGATTTCAATCGCTGATTTGGAGCAAGGTGCGGACAATGGATTTCAATATAAAGACCATTATTATTTTATGCTTAGTGACCGATTTGTTGTCACCAACTTGTCTGGAAGTTATAGTATAGACCGTTTTCAAACTTACATCAATTGGCTTACGGAGAATCACAGAAACTCCATATTCGATATGAATCCTGTCACTAAATTGCCAGACGGAGTGCGTGTGTCTGACATCAAGAGTATAGAATTTGCTGGTGTAAGAGCAGTAAACGTTGAACCCAATTCTGAGCCAGCTGTGGTTACCAAGATGCGAGAAATAACGTCGGATGTATTATCTATGTTGTTTGAAGACACTGAGGAATTAGATAATATTCGTGGCGAAGAGTTGGTTTCAGCAAAACTGTTATTAAAGATTAGGAAACGTCCAGCAGACATGGCAGAGGAAGACTACACAAGGGCTATGAGTGCGATGACACGACAGATAACAAACGATAGTGGCATTGCAATAAAAACGAGGCAAGGTGGAACTTATACAGGAGAAGCTGTTAAGGACGTCAAAGAGGTCGATGTTGAGCTTACAGAAAATGATAGGTTGAATGAGCAGCAATTAAAGCAATTGATGGAACAATATTTGCAAGATTTGGAAAGTAGAGACAATCATGGCTAAACTCATTATAAGAATACTAATAGGTTTGTGTGCAAGCATAGGCTTTTCTAAGTTTGGCGTAAAGGGTGATGTGGACATAATGCAGACACTCTTTACCATACTTGGCATAGTATTCTCTATTGTCATGAGTTTGTTGGTCACATTTGATTTGTCGGAGATCTTAAATGCAAAGATTAGGAAGCGCATTCGGACATCAATAAATGAAACCATGCACAATTTTGTTATTGATTTTGTTTTTGCTGCTTTTGTTTTTCTACTTGTTGCTGTGATTTTCAAGTCCATTGAGTCTATTGAAGTATACGGATTCACAATAGACTTAAAGCTTGCTGGTATAATCATTACAATATTCTCATTATGGTATGAGGTTTACAACTTCGGTAAAATACATAAACTTAAGATTGACATAGAGGAACAAGTTCTCACAGAAAAGCAGAACACCCCTAAGCAATAGGCTGGCTCATTAGAAGGCCAGCCTATTGCTTTACCGGTGGCGGACATTGCCGTCGTGGGTCATAGTGTATTCACGGTTAATTTCATGAATGCGCTTTGTGACGAGTGCGCGAATCTGTCTGAAAAAGTAGTGGTTTTTATCTTTTGAGAAGTAGATGTTGCGCCCATATGAGTCATGGAATTCGGAGAATGTGTAGCCGTGGTTGTTGGTCAGACCGAGATATACTATGCGCTGAAGGTCTTCAAAGGTTGGTATCTTGTAGATTACCACTTTGCCCAGCACCGACATGATGTTTCTCGCGTTGAGACTGTAGGAGACGGGGATACCGTCAATCATGATTTCCTGTTTCATAGTTAGGTTTTCTTTAGAAATGGGATAATTTTGTTCGTTGTTGAAAGTTTTGGAGTGAAACATTATACCTTTGCATCAAAAAAAGATGTATATAGAATACCGTAAAAATGATAAGGATAGTTTTCTGAAAGCGATAATGTCAGAAAAAGACCGCGTGGCGCATCAACAAGAATCTTTAATTCGCCATTGTACCATGACAAGTGCAACGTTAATTGGTCTTGTAACAGTTTTTGGCGATACGTCTTCAGAATGTATGTTTCTTCGTGTTCTGACAGTATGCGGTGTTCTGTTTCTATTGTTGTCGGTTCTTGTAGGCGTGTGGTTCTGCTTTTGGTCAGTTTCAATGCTTTGCAAAGAACTGGAGAATGTGCAACTGCAATATCAAGCAAGGAATCCCCATCTCGAAGAATTACCTGTCTCGCCAGTTTACGGAATACTTGTGAAAGTTTTTCCCTGGTTGTTGAGCCTCGGTATTCTACTTTTGTCGGCAAGCATAGTGCTATCTTTACTGATTCGTTGAGAAAATCAGTGTTTTCTTCATCGTTGTATGATTTTTCTTCCATATCTTGATGTGTTTTGAAAAATGTTATTACCTTTGTGGCGTGGGAGCGACATACTGAAAACCACTGAAAGCAGCCTGCGACGTTGCAGAACCTGAGGCCAACGGATTATTCCATTGGTCTCTTGTATTTTCTGAGCTTGCCATTGACATACCAAAAGATGTAGTTATGGTGATATTGTTCACTATCCCAAATAGCTTTGTTCCTATCTTGGATTTGTCTTTCCGTAATTGGCTTTCTAAAGCAATGGTCTGTCAGACAAACGCAAGCGTGTTGCGCATCAGAAGCATGGTTTGCATTACGACAACAGTTCATAACTTTCTCTGGTGATTTCACATCAATATATCCAAACTCACCCACTTTCAAATCTGGGTTTGCTTTACTGTCTTTTGGAAGCATGTCATAGACTTTTCTTCTTCCTTCTTTTGCATTGAAACGAATTTCAGGATTGAGAAAGCAATCACCATATTCATTGGCAAAAGCCATAGCCACATCTAAAACTCGCTTATAGTCTTCTGCTGTAGAGCAAGCCAACTCGTGTTGTAACACCTTTCCTTTGCTACCCATGTATTTTGTGGAGTATTGTTCCTCCAAAGGCTTTGCAAGTATCACATCACGGTCTTCATCAGAAAGATTTGTTTTTCCTGAATCTGTGTACGCATTGGCGCATTTATGTACCAATCGACAAGCAGCACAAAGTTCGTTGTCTGCAACAGGCTTTCTGTCAAGATTCAACTTACCCTTTGCAATATCACAATCACGACACCGCTTGATAGTATAAGGGTTGTAGTCGGGTACGGTTTTGTCTTCCTTTCCTGGATTGAAATGGAAGATACCCTTTGTGTCACGTTGAAGGGCTTCTTCTCCCAGTGCCATTGCCTCGTCGTGGGGTGTGGCAGGATATTTGGACTTGCGCACCTGGACTACTGTGCACCGGCAGTTCCACCCGTTTGGTGGATAGTATTCCTCCCAGAACGGGTCAGATGGCGGAAGCGTCACGCCGTTGAGGGCAGCGTGTTCGGGACGTACTTTGTCGTCATGCTGCGTGCGGTACTGCAGGTTGTATCGGTCGCCGTCCTGCGCGAACTGTTCCCACTTTGCAGCCATCTCCGCAGACGCCTGTACGAAGTTGTACTCGGCACGGAGGTAGCCCCGGTTGTATGTGTTGTCTATCTTTCGAACATCATTCAAAAATGCTTCGAACGTCTTTCTATTGCCGTTAGAATCGAGCAATGACGGGAACGCCTCGTTGAGTTCGTGGAATGTTTTCATGCCCGAGAAGATATAGTCAGACCGCTGGAGTCGCTTTCGCATGGCGTCAGACATCTCCACTTGTTTGAAAGTGGAATCCAATGCTCCAGCATGTGCGTTGATGAACTCCTGAACTTTCGGTTCTGCCAGCACCTCGATGCGGAATTCCGACCCTTTCTGAGAATAGAGCGTGCGCATCATGCCCTCAAACTTCTTATGCAGTTCCTCTCGCAGTTCGTCTTTGATGGGCGAGGTAAGCGTCAGCGTGTCATCTTCAAGAATGGAGGCATAGCGTTGGTGCAGCCCTGCGTAATCAGCAGGGCCTAATCGAAAAAACTCGGACGGGCGTTTTTCGATTGCTTCTTCTTACCGTCCTCATCTTCCGTATCCTCATTGTTTGGATCGTCGTCCTCATCGTCCCCTCCTGTCGGTAGCATGGGCTGCGCATTGCGTCGTTCGCCTACGGGCATACTATATTTCTCTGCAAAGTAAGACGGGTCCACTTCGTAGCGGTCGGCAACCATGGTTTCGTATGCCACCTGCTGCTCCGGTGTATAGTCCACCGCATCGTCCCATTCGAAGCGCAGCCCTTTGACGGGGAAGCCGTGCTTTACCATGCGTGGGATAAGCTGGTTGTTGACGATGTCGCGCAGCATGGTGCAGTCGCTTTCCACCAGGTTCTCGAACACCTCGAGGTGTGTTTCTGATTGTGAGAGGCTGCTGCCGTCCTCGATGGTCATCGTTTGTCCGATGATGAGCTTTGACAGTTCCGAGTTGGCACGATCGATGCGTTTGTCATAGACATTGAAGGCATCGCCCTTGCCACTTTCGACGAATTCAATCTCCGTGTCCTGCCCAGCCACCATGTACTGGCTTGCTCCGGCCCCCTTGAGCATCTGTTCAAGTCGTCCCATCTCCTTGGGGTCGCGTGAGGTGGTTCGTGCGATACGCATCGGCATACCGAAAATCTCGCCGAAGGAATCCCAGAATGCCAACATGTTTTTCTTAGGAATGGTCTGCGTGGCCGCCTTCAGATACAGTCCGAGGTCGTCGGGGCGTCCGGCCTCAATGAGCCAGTCGGTGAAAGGTGCGGAGCGGTAGTCGATGCCCGTAGTCCAGTCCTGCCCGATTTGTTGAATGACACGACCGTATTCAGGTATGACATGCTTGCGTGGAATGAGTTTTACGTCCGTATAGCAAGGACAGCCGTCGCCATCGGTGGTGATGTCGCCCAGTTCGATGAGCGAGTGCCCCCAGAGGTTTGCTGCAAGCGCGTATTCGAGCGTTTGCTTGAACCAAGCCTGGTCGAAATAGTGGTGTGCTTGGTCGTTTTTATTACCTTTTGCATCGACGAGTTTGAAAGACTTAGCCATGACGAATCCTACACGCTGGCGCACACAGCCCGACAGGTGAAGGTCAATATCCACGTCGCGGTATATGTCGTAGAGCCGTTGGCGGTTGGGGTTGTCCACATTTATAGCCATCTGCCAGGCGTTGCGCCAGTCGGCAATGTCCTTGCGTGTAAGCGCATCGGTGGTGCGTTGCAGTTCGATGACCATCTTGTTCATGCGCTTGCGGTCAGACGACTTTGCAAGGTTGAAGTCGCCATTTGGCGTGTGCAGTATATTTTGACTTCCCCCTCCGAACATACCGCTGAAAAAGTTCTTTATATCCATGGTGTTACCAATTAAATTCTTTGATTGGTGGCTGCACTCGGCATAGCCCAAATAAATTTGGTCTCTGCTCTCATTTGCTCACCAATTATGTCGTAATTGTTCCTGTGAACCGAATATGAGCAAGTCGCCGGTCGGTGTGCCGTCTTCGTTGATGGCGAGCGGCAGGTCGGGTATGATTTTTTCGGCTTGCACGCCTTCGAGCCACTTTATGGCACGCTCGTAGCGCTCCTTTCGTATTTCGCTGCCCATCTTTTGGGGCATGGCGGCAATCATGTGATAGAGCGCGATGTCGGCGGCATACATTACGACCAGCCGGTTGCGGTTTTCGCCTTCGGCCGAGAACACCGCTTCCGTGTCGTATTTTGGTCTGAGGTAGCCGGCAATCTCCTCGCAAGCCTCCAGTTCCGCATTGTCGCGTATCTCCTGCGATGCCTGCGACACGACCTTCAGCGCATTTTCGCCTATGACCACCCTGTAGTCCTCTTCCGTGATAAACATAGTCAGCCTCCTTCCTAATACGTCACATAAATGGCCCGACGCTCGATGTCGGCAACCTTTACCCCCTTACGGAAGCGGTGCTTGGCAACCATTTCGCGTATGGTGCGTTTGGGTACGACCTTGAGCGAGCCGTTGATGTAAATCACATAATACTTCATGCCAAGCAGCTTTGAGAGTTTGTTGGCTTTCTTGATGGCACGCTTGCACTGCCACCCCCAGATAATGTCCTTTATAATTTGTATCATTTACTTTGTAGATTGCTGGCTGCACTAACAAGTTGAATGTTGGCTGCACTCGGCAAAATAAGCGAGCTTCTTTTGCTCTCGTTTGCGCAACATTTCGGCATAGCCAAAATGAATTTTGTATCTGCTCTCGTTTGCACACCAATTGTTACCAAATGTTTTTGGCGGTCGGTCTTTTGCCGAACACCGGTTTGAAACTTTCCTGTCTTGTATTGCGCTGGAGAATCCATATAGCGCCTTCATCAGCGTCAGGGGCATCGTCATGCACACGGCTGCCACGCTCCAACGCCAACGTCTGTTCTATGCCCACCTGCATGTCGGGGTCTTCCTTTTTGCGCTCGTTGTACCAGACAAAGCCACGTTCCCAAAGCGGACTGACCGCCTCGATACGCTGGATTTTGTCTGGTTTCTTTCGCTTGTCGGGCATGATGGGCAGCTGGTAGCCCCGCAGTTCACCTTCAACGGCAAACTCGTCGAGAATGACGTCCTGCATAAAGTTTGCTTCCATGAAGAACTGAACAGCCACCGTGTTGCGTGTACGCTCGTAGAGGTCGTATAGCCATCGAACCATCTCGCTGACTGTTGCCTGTCGCACGAAACTGTCAATGAGATGCAGTTCCGAGCCAATCTTTCCCCATAGCCGGCTCGCCTTGTAGTCGTTGGAGGTAGTTGATTTGAACGACGGGTCGGTGTAACACACCAGCATGTCGTACTTTTCGAGCTTTGGGAGCCGCTTGTATCGAATCCACTCGGCCCGGAAGATCGTACCGTCGACGACAGGGTTGTGCATCATCTCCTTCTCCCAGGCCCGATAGCCCACGAAGTCGCGGTAAGCCTGTGCCTCCTCTTTGGTCCATTTCTCCTTCCATGCTGGTTCCCCGTTACGGTCGACCGCTACGATTTTAGAAAGGAACACCCCCTTTGTACGTGAGAGATTGTAGAGTACAGAGTTCTTGCTGATGAGGTTGCCCACCATAATGAAGCGTCCACGGCCCACGTCGAGCGCCCCGAAGAGCGCCTCCTTCACCCAGTCGGTGAGGTCGTGTACGCGTTTGTCGTTGCGGCAGAGTTCATCATCGTCAAGGTCGTCGATAACGATGTAGTCGGGGCGTGATTCACGGTCGCGCAGGCCACGCGGCGACTGTCCACGACCGCAGGCAAGGAACTTCACGCCGCTCTTTGTCTTGAACTCGCCCTCCTGCCAACCGCCATCGTTCTTCTGTTGTCCGAAGTCGGCGATGAGACGCTGGTTGTATTCCAGTTCCGCTTGAATATCTCCAAGCAGTCGGTCGGCATTGTCCTCTGACTTTCCGACAACCACCATAAAGTTGATAAGCCGCTTCGGTTGGAACATCAACCAGAGCGGCGTGAATACATCAAGGTGTGTCGACTTGGCGTGCCCGCGCGGCCACATGAATACAGCCTTCAAGTCGGGCGTGTTTCGGACCTTGCGTGCAGCTTCGTTGTGGAACGGAGCGTTGTGAATGGTGCGTATGACCTCGCCGGTTGTCTTGTCACGCAATTGCAGGAAGTGTGGAAAGTAATACTCGCAGAATGCTGCGTAGTTGTTGAGCAAGCGTTTGATACGCATGTCCCTTTCTGCAGGCGTTTCGCTTTTCAGGCGTGACGTGTCCGTAATGGCTTGTACTTGCCGGCATCGCTCTTTCCACTCCTCGTATGCCTTTTTCTTTTCTGCTGCTGTTGCCATAGGCTGCCCTCCGTTACTTTATGCCCATCTGGCTTTGCCGAATGGTCTCTGCACTAACAAGTTGAATGTTGGCTGCACTCGGCAAAATAAGCGAGCTTCTTTTGCTCTCGTTTGCGCAACATTTCGGCATAGCCAAAATGAATTTTGTCTCTGCTCTCATTTGATTCCCATTTGCTCGGTGATGTACAAGTCCTGGTACTTGTTGATTACACGCATCAGTTCGGGAGTCACCTCGGGGTCAGTCTGCGAGCGGTACTCCAACCACTTGGAGAACGCCATGAACACCTCAATGGCATCGACCACATTAGCCTTCTTGTCGAGTTTCTCAATGACCGACGAAAGTTTAGCCAGCTTGTCGCCAAGTCCTGCAATGAGTGCAGGGTCGTCAGAACCATTCACTTGTGTAATGAGCGTGTCGATGGTGAGCAACAGTTTGTTCACCAGTTCGGGGCGTGTGATGTTCTTTGCGGCACGCGCCTCTTTCCACCCCTCGGCTGAGCACCATTTGGATATGGTGACGCGTGACACGTCCACCTTCTCCGCAATCTCCTGCTGCTCCATGCCCGAGAGATAGAGCGTGCGTGCCAGCGACTTTTTCTTTTCAATATCTGCCTTCGTCATGTTGATAAGGTTTTTGTTCACATCAGGGCATATCACGCCCCGATTTAGCTATGCAGAACAGTGGCTGCGCCTCGGCATAGCATTCGAATATGATTCGATGCTCTGCGCTCAGCTTGCGCACTGTTTCTTATGCAAAAGTGCCACGATTTCGGTGGCTCTCCAAAAAAGTGTGCAATGGTTGCATAGAAGTGTGCAACCATTGCACGCTTTTTTGGTGGACAGACATTTACCTCGTAATATTGCAGTTGAAATCGGGCAATGCAGTCCAGGAAACGACAATGATATGAGTAAAGGAAAACGCGTAAGAATAACCAATGACAGCCTGAACGGCTACGGCACAAGAGTGCTGACAGCAGGCATGAACGTGGAGCAGTATCAGCGCAACCCCGTGCTGCTGTATATGCACGAGCGTGGTAATGTGATAGGCTATGTGAAAGACCTGAAGGTGGAGAATGGTGAAGTGACCGGCGAATTGATGTTTGACGAAGCATCCGAACTATCCACACGCTGTAAGAAGCAGTATGAGTTCGGCAGTCTGAAGATGGTGAGCGCAGGGCTTGACATATTGGAGACGAGTGAGGACCCCGAACTGCTTGTGCAGGGTCAGACCAGTCCTACCATCACCAAGAGCAAACTGTTTGAAGTCAGCTTGGTGGACATTGGAGCCAATGATGATGCCATCGTGCTGCAGAAGGACGGCAAGAAGATTACTCTCGGCAAGGACAGCGCGTGTCCCTTGCCAATGTTGAACAATAATAATCAAAAACAAATGGAACAGAAACAGTATGCCCTGAAGTTGGGCTTGCCGGAAACGGCGACTGATGCGGAGATCACCGCCAAGCTCAACGAGCTGAATGCCGCTAAGCAAGAGAACGAGAGACTCCAGAAGGAGAAGGAGACCCTCACGCTTGCCAGTATCACTGCCGTTGTGGAGAAAGCAGTCGGCGAGAAGCGTATCGGCACAGACAAGAAGGACGAGTTCATCAACCTGGGCAAGGAAATTGGGCAGGAGAAGTTGGAGCGCATCATCTCTGCCATGTCGCCACAGATGAAGCTCAGTGCCGTTATCGGTCACCAGGGTGGAGCTCCAACCCAGCAGCCTGCCACATACAAGAAACTGAGCGATGTGCCGTCTGCTGAACTCCTTACACTCCGCAAAGAGCAGCCCGAGGAGTATAAGCGACTCTACAAGGAGGAGTACGGCATGGAGTGTGCACTTTAGTACAAACCAATAATACAAAAAGAATGAAAACAATTTTGACCATGATTACGGCTTTGCTGTTCAATGCGTTTACAGGAGCCGTGTTCGGTATGACTTTGGGCGTATCGCCCGTGGCAGGTGCAGTGGGTGCCAATGCCATCGCATTAGCCGTGAGCGGTGCAATGCCAGTGGGCGTGGCACGCGCGGGCGTGCTGAAGGAGATTTGGACTGGCGAGTTGGTTAAGTCCTTGCGTGAGTTCCTCGATGGAACTTGGCTTGATGGCATTCCCGACAATTCAAGCATTGTTGACAATGATGTGATACACTTGGTGGAGGTAGGCGTTGACCCTGACGTGCTTGTCAACAACACCACCTACCCAATCCCCTTGCAGGCACTTGATGACAAGGACATCGCCATTCAACTTGACAAGTTCCAGACCAAGGTGACCCCAATCACCGATGATGAGTTGTACGCCATCAGCTACGACAAGATTGCCCGAGTGAAAGAGAGCCATTCAAACGCCATAAACGATGCCAAGTTTGCCAAGGCAGCACATGCGCTCTGCGCGCAGAAGCATACAGCCACGACCCCAGTGCTGACCACCACCGGCGAACGTGATGCTGCTACTGGCCGTCTCAAGATGACCATCAAGGACGTGCTTGCGATGAAGGCCGCCCTCGACAAGTTGGGCGTTCCGACCACCAACCGTCGCCTCGTGTTGTGTACCGACCATGTGAACGACCTTTTGGAGACAGACCAGCGCTTTAAGGAACAGTATAACATTGACCGCAACACCGGCAAGGTGGGCAAGCTCTACGGCTTTGACATCTACGAGTACGCCAATACCCCGTACTTCTCAGCCAAGGGCGAAAAGAAGGCTGTTGGTGACAAGGGAGAGACTGCCGGTGACTTCCACTGCTCATTTGCATTCTATACACCGCGTGTGTTCAAGGCTACCGGCTCCACCAAGATGTACTGGAGCGCTGCAGAGAACAACCCTGAGTACCAACGCAACGAGGTGAACTTCCGCCACAACTTCATCTGCATGTTCAAGAAGGCAGATGCAGGTGTTGTAATGACCAGCGGATATAAAGCTGCATAGTAATGGCGAGAATGAAGTATTTAGTGCTACACTGCACCGCCACCCCTGAAGGCCGTGAGGTGACCTCGGAGGAGATACGGCACTGGCACACTGACCCGGTAAGCAAGGGTGGGCGTGGCTGGAAGCAGGTAGGCTATACCGACCTGATACACTTGGACGGCAGGGTGGAACGGCTTGTGGCTAACAACGAAGATGCGGAGGTGGACCCTTGGGAAGTGACCAATGGCGCGAAGGGTTACAACAGTGTGAGCCGCCATGTGGTGTATGTTGGTGGTTTGGCCAAGGACGGCAAGAGCGCCAAGGATACGCGCACGCCTGCGCAGCTGAAGGCTATGACGGACTATGTGCGTAACTTCCACGAGCGTTTTCCGCAGATCAAGATTGTAGGTCATTGCGACCTTGCTGGCGTGAAGAAGTCGTGTCCGAGCTTTGATGTGGGCAAGTGGCTTCAGTCAATAGGCGTGTATCAACAATAAGCAGGTATTCAAAATTAGTTTATATAATCATGTTCAGAATTAGTCGATATGCCTTGGCGCATTCTTTCGTCCATAAACATAGGTTTCATCGGTCACGTAGCCCGCTACGCTCCCTCTTCGACCTATGTTTCTGAACGAAATACTGCACCAATTCATATCAACTAATTTTGAACACCCACTTAAAAATATGGTTGGCATGAATATCAGTGAAGTTCTGAACGTTCTCCTTGGTGGAGGTTTGGTTGCTACCCTTGTTGCGATAAGCACGCTTCGGGCTACCATAAGGAAAGCGAAAGCGGAATCGATGAAGGCTGAAGCCGATGCCGAGACGGTGCGCATGGACAACACCGAGCATGCCACCCGTATATTGGTAGAGAACATTGTGAAACCATTGAAGGAAGAACTTAATGAGACAAGAAGATGCCTTGATGCCTCGAAGCGCGAGATGGCGCGTCTCAGGAAAGCTATTGACACAGCTAACAGTTGCAAGCATCATGATGACTGCCCCGTTCTTGTTGGGGTGCGCGACAAGCCGAAAAGCGAGCGTGGACACGGTGGCAAGCGTGAAACTGGCGTGCGCGGACAGCCTGCGGAGCGAGGTTCGACGGATATGGTTGGAGGGGGTTGCGCAGGAGGAGGCGCAGCTGGAGATACCGCTGGCGGAACTGAGTAATTTGCCCGAAAAGGCGGCGTTCCGTGCCAAACGCGGACGTGCCAGCGCAACTGTGGAGAAAAGAGGTGACACCATTGTGGTGTACGCCACTTGTGACAGTCTGCAGCGGCAATGTGAGTACTATGAGCGCCAGATGGCGAGCTACAAGAAAGCATTGGCGCAGCAGAAGAATGAAGCCAGGACGGAAAAGGAACGCAGTTCAAATCCGTGGAAGATGCTTCTTATCGCTTTTATTGCCGGGGTGGCGACCGGCGTAGTATTAACAAGGTTGATTATCGGCTGCACTCGGCAAAATAGGAAGGACTAGGCGAGCTAGGAAGGACTAGGCGACCTAGAAAGGACTATGAATGACTAGGCGAGCTAGGAAGGACTAGGAATGACTAGGAAGACTGGGCGACTTAGGAAGGACTGGGTATGACTGGGAAGACTGGGCGAGCTAGTGAACTTGATTGCGCTCGTTGGCACGATAATGGACAATAATAACAAGAAAGATATGGCAAAAAGTGTATTAGACGGAACTAACCTCATACTGGGTGTTGGTGGTAAGGCTTTGGGTTTTTCGACTGGTTGCAAGGTGTCGACGAGTACAGAGACCGGTGAGCGTGTGACCAAGGAGGCTGCAAGTGGTAAATGGAAGGAGAAGTATGTGAAGAGTTATTCGGAGAGTATTTCGGCAGAGGGTTGTGTGCTTACTGATGGTGACAGTGACACTCCGACCTATGACCAGCTGAAGGAAATGCAGCTTAACGGGGAGCCAGTTGAAGCGAATTATAGCATACGTGATGGTGACAGCCGTAATGGTAAGACGACTGGTGGGTACAAAGGAAACTATATAATTACCTCGCTGGAACTTGATGGCCAGGCAGGTGATGATGCCAAGTACAGTGTTCAGCTGGAGAACTGTGGCCCGGTGACGAAGGTGAAAGACGGGCTTAAGGACGTGACACAGACACCGACACAGAAAGGGTAATGTAAAAGTAGGATATGATGATAAAGATAAGATTGAAGGGTAAGGAATATCCTTGTGGCTTTGTTATGGGTGCGTTCCTTATGTTTAAGCGTGAGACGGGCAAGGAAGTGAGCCAGATAAAGCAGGACGACCTTGAGGAGCTGCTGATGCTGATGTGGTGCTGTGTGAAATGTGCGAGCCAGGCCGAGGGTTTGGACTTTGGTCTGGACTTTGAGACCTTTTGCAATAGTATAACGCCTGATGTGCTGAATGAATGGAACGCGCGTGTGGAGCAGTCGGCTGAAAAAAAAAGGACGGTGAAGGTGTAGCCGATCCTGAGATAGAACAATTGCTCGGCATAGCGATGGGGTGCATTGGAATGAGTATGGAAGACTTTAGCCGATGCACCCCTTCGGAGTTTTATGCTACCTGGAGTGCGTGGAATGATGTCCGGCAAAGCTGTGAGCGTAGTGAGTGGGAACGTGTGCGCATGCAGTGCCTTTGCACGTTGCAGCCGTATTCGAAGAAGACGCTTAATGCTTCGGACATTATGTTATTTCCTTGGGAAGAGGATCGGAAGCCTGTGGCTGAGGAAAAGATGGATATGGAAGAGACTCTGCGCAGATACAGGGAGGCAAAGGCTGCGGCGGGTTTGAAATAGCCCTTTAAGTAGGTGTTCAAAATTATTTTATATAATCAGTAGGTGTCATTTTCACATTGAAAGCACATTCTCGAGGTACATCTGTTCCCTTCGGCCTCGGTCACATAGCCCGCTATGACCCCCTTCGGTTCCCCCGTTATCGGGGGACAGAAACCCTCACCCGAAGGAAACATCTGCACCCCGATAATGCACTTTCAATGTAAAAATAATTTTGAACACCTACTTATTTGGCTTTGAAAAATTTAATGAGTGCAGCGATTTTGGTAACGACATATAAGAATACGGGTAAACAAACCACGAGGCAAATAGCCACCGTCAGTACCGATGCGAAAGGGTGCTGAACTATGAGGTCGTGTATGGGTTTCAAGTTTGTGCTCATAAAATGTTCTAAAATGTATCTGCTACAAAGGTAATAAAAAAATGAGGTAATGGCAAAAGAGGTCAGTTTTGTAATAAAGATAGATGACAACGGTAGTGCCAAGCGCGTTACGGCCGATGCGGAAGAACTGGGCCGTGTGATAAGGGGCGTGCAGGCTGAGAGCGAGCGGCTGAAGAGTGACATTTTGACTTGGTCGCAGGCATCGCAAGCGATAGATGCCCTGCAGGACTCGATAGATGAATTGCAGGGTGTGATGGTCGACCTTACTTCGGCCTACCAAGTGCAGCTTGTGGCAGAGACCCAGTTGGCGACGATCATGCGCCAGCGCATGAACAGTACCAATGAAGAGATACAGCGCATTAAAGATTTTTGCTCTGCACAGCAGGAATTGGGCGTGATAGGCGATGAGGTACAGTTGAGCGGCGCTCAGCAGATGGCAACCTTTTTGAAGGAGAAGCAGAGCCTTGAGACGCTTATTCCCGCGATGAACAACCTTATAGCGCAGCAGAATGGCCTGAATGCCACCAATCAGGACGCTGTGAGCATAGGCAACATGATGGGCAAGGCCATGCAGGGACAGGTGGAGGTGCTGCAGCGTGTGGGTGTGACCTTTGACGAGAGTCAGAAACAAGTGTTGCAGTTTGGTACTGAGAGTGAGCGTGCAGCGATGCTTGCCGAGGTGATAACAGCGAATGTTGGCAACATGAATGCGGAGCTTGCCAAGACCGATGCCGGGCAGCAGAAGCAGCTTGAGAACACGCTTGGTGACGTGAAGGAGCAGCTTGGCGGGCTTGTGCAGGGTGCGCTGCCGTTTGTGACGATAGCTGCCCAGACGATGGCGTGTGTGACGAATGCCAGCAAGTTTGCTGCCTCGTTGGCAGCCTTGAGTGCCGCCTTTTCCATTTCCACTATTAAGGCTACAGCATTGGCCATACATGAAAAAATAGTATCTGTAGCGCAGAATATGATGGCTGCAAGCGGATATGCGGCAACGGCAGGAACGGCAGCAATGACGGTGGCAGTAACGGCGCTGTATGCCGCTTTGACGATGGGCCTGTCGGTTGTTATAACAGGGATAGTTGCGCTGTTCAGCTCGATGGGTGACGAGGCCGATGACGCAGCTCAAGATGTGGACCTGCTGAAGGAGAGTACGGATGCCTTTGGTAATGCATCGTCGAATGCGAAGGCCGAGATAGACATGGAGATAAGTTCGCTCGGGACGCTGATAAATGGTCATAAGAATGCTTCGAAAAAGGTGAGCGAGCTGAACCGTAAGTATGGCGAGAGTTTTGGCTATCACCGTACTGCTGCGGAATGGTATGACACGCTCATAGCGAAGAGCAAGGTGTATTGCGAGCAGGTGGGTTATGAGGCGCAGGCGAAGGTGCTTGCATCGCAGATAGCTGCGAAACAACTTGAAAAGGAAAGCAAGGAAAGTGAGCGCTACCAACTGGGGCAGCAGTACTGGGACGGGAACGGCCACATACACTACAACTATGAGAATGCTGCAGGTGGCAAGAACTATTATGACCAACTTGGTGGGGAGATAAGCAAGCTGACGGGCGAAATCAATACTCTGCAAAAGCAGTATGACTCCGCCATAGCGCACATGGTGAGTGCTCAAAAGAAGTTGGACGCATCGCGGAAGTCGGTTGATTTGTCGCGCAAGAATCTGAAAGATGTGTCGGACCAGGAATTGACGGACAACATTACTCAACTGGAAAATGAACTGAAGAACACCTCGCGCAGTAATGAAGCGGAGCGGACAAGGCTGAATAAGGAAATTGGGCGGCTGAAGAAGGAGCAGAAAAGGCGTGAGGAGAATGACAAGAGGCAGCAGGGTGTCAGTACCCCCAAAAAGACCCCGAAGAAGACGAGGTCCACCTCAAGGGTTACGGCAAACGACACTCCCATAACAGACCCGAAAACGCTTGAAGATGTTGGCAGGAACATATCCATATATGAGGCGCGACTGAAGAAGACAAACAAGGACGATGGCGAGAAGATAAAGCTGCTGACGGGACTCATTGACAAATACAAGGCTCTGCAGAAAGCTATACAGGAGGAGATAGATGCTGCCGACCATACGGTGGCGCTCGACACGCTTGAAGGGATAGATGCCGAGATACAGTACCAACAGAAACTGCGTGGAAAGGCATCGAAGGAGAACCTTGCCAAAATAGACAAGGAGATAAAGCGTTTGAAGGACCTTAAAACAGCGTTTGAAGACAGTTCGCACGTGGCTCTTGGCATAGATCAAATAGAGACGTATGAGCAGCTTGACAATGAGATAACCTTTTACCAAAAGAAGCTGAAGAGCGCAACCGCTACGGAGCGCGTCGAGATACAGAAGCGCATCAAGGAGTTGGAAAGGCTTCGTGGCAAGTGGGACGATGTGCTTTCGGCAATGGATAAGCCTGCAGGCATTGGCAGTTTGAACTCGATGGAGGAACTCGACAGGGCCATATCCTATTACAGCGAGCGGCAGCGTAAGGCTTCGGGTGCTGAGGTGGAGAACATACAGCGTACGATAAATGCGTTGCAAGCCAAGCGCGATGCGCTGACCCGTGTGACAGAACTACCGGCCATGCAGCAGGAAACTGCAGAACTTGACGGGCTGAGTGGGAAACGGCTGAAGATGGAACTGGAACTCATAGGCATTGAAGGGATTAAGGACAAGATACGGTCGCTGCAGAAGATGCTTGATGACACGAAGAATCCGCTTGGTGATGAACAACGCAAGGAGGTAACAAAACTTATTCAGACATGGGGCCAGTATGAGAAAGTTCTGAAGAAGAGCAGTGTCAAATTCAGCGAAGCGTGGGCTGGTATAAAAGGCATTGGCGGTGGTGTAGAGAGCATAACTGATGCTTTGAATGGTAACGGCAATGCCTGGCAGATGATAACGGGTGTGGTAGATGGTGCCATACAGATATACGATGGTGTAAAGGGTGTGATACAGATAATAGATGCTCTGAGTGCTGCCCTAGGGATATCGAATGCTGTGACCGCTGCAAGCGGAGCGGCAGCTACCACAGCAGCCTCGGCAAAAGCGGCGGCAGCCCCTGAGGAGGTGTCGGCATCGTCTGCAACGATGGTGGCCGTAAAGGCAGAGGCGATGGCGTACCGCGAGCTTGCAGCCTCGGAATTTATGGCTGCACATGCTTTCATACCGTTTGCCGGTGCTGGCATTGCTGCTGGCTATATAGGCATGATGCAGGGGCTTGTAGGTTCGGTTGCCGTGACGCCATTTGCGAATGGCGGTATTGTGTATGGGCCGACCCTGGCGCTGATGGGCGAGTATGCCGGAGCGAAGAACAACCCGGAGGTGATAGCACCGCTGAACAAGCTGAAGTCGCTTATTGGTAATAATGGCGGAGGTGGCGGCGTGTACGAGCTGAAGGTGAAAGGCAGAGACCTTGTGGCGGTGCTTGCCAACGAGACGAGAATAAACAGAAAAGGAACGAACATCAAAATATAAGGAGCATGTATCTGCACGGACATTTTTACAACCAAAAGGAAGAGCGCATCGAGGTGCATATACTGACTGGTGGTGACAGGACAAAGGAAATCGTCATTGGTGAGAAGAAGGAGGGTGACCTGTCGTTTACTGATGACCCTGTGGAACTGACGAGCCAGGTGAACGATACGTTTGACCACTTGCTGTGCCAACAGGCTACTGTACGCCTCCTGGCACGGAACTTTGTGCCTGACTTTTTTTGTGCCTCATGCCGTGACGCTGTGGTGAACATCTACCGTGAGGGGAAATGTCTCTTTGCCGGATTTATCGAACCGCAGAGCTATTCGCAGGGCTACAACGAGGAGTTTGACGAGATTGAGTTGAGCTGCATCGATGCGCTGACGGCATTGCAGTATGCCAAGTATCGTGATGTGGGTTCGCTCGGTGTGCTGTACGATGTGGTAAAGGCGGAGGCTGAACAACGCACATTCTTGGCGATGCTGAAAGAGATATTGGGCGGTGTGACGGCTGCGCTTGATATTGTGGGTGGTAATGTGATGCGCTACCTGTACGATGGGAGTAAGGCTGTGGATAGTGTGGTTGGTAACCGGTATGCGATATTCGGGCAGCTGACGGTGAGCGAGTTGCTTTTTCTGGGTGAAGAGGAGGATGACGTGTGGCAGCAGGACGAGGTGTTGGAGGAGATGCTGAAGTACCTGAACCTCCACATTGTGCAGGATGGGTTCACGTTTTATCTGTTCTCATGGGAGAGCGTGAAGGACGACGAACGCATCTGCTGGCGCGATTTGCTGACTGACGCAAGCGTGACGACGGCCCGGCAGACAACGGACATTGTGACTGGTTTGGTGACAGACACGGATACGACGATAAGCGTGGGCGAGGTGTACAATAAAATTATGCTGACTGCCAAGGTGGAGCGTATGGAGAGTGTGATAGAGAGTCCGCTGGATAATGATTTGCTGAAAAGCCCTTACTGTAACAAGCAGAAGTATATGACGGAATACAGTTGTGACGCTACGAACTTGAATAAGTCGATTGATGCTTTTGTCGCTATGACTCACGGACGAGAGACAAGCTTTGATGGTGGCTGCGTGACAGACTGGTATGTGCAGATGAAGAACAACAGCCAATGGCTGTTCCCAAAGAGCGGGAGTGGTAACCTGATGGAGGAATACTGTAGTGAGGGGCGAAACCAACATGCGCTGCCGAACTGGTTGGCGAAGAACCAGGGTGCTGCCATCATGGCACTGGGCAAGGTGGAGAAGAAGACGGACGCAAAGGACAACTCTCTGACACCGAAGGTGGAAATGACGAACTACCTGGTGGTGAGTGTGAACGGCAACTGTGACGACAAGGAGGCAACCACCTATCCGAATGCTGACTCGCTAAAGGCAGGCATGCCGAGGGCTGTGTATAACGGCAGCATGACGGGTGGTGTGTTTTCGCCTACAGACGAGGGCACGACGAACTACATTGTGCTGAGCGGAAAACTGGTGCTGAACCCTGTGATGGCTTTGAGTGGTACTTACAAGGCTATATACAACTATGACGGTGGGGAAGGTATAGATAAATGGATTGGCATGTTGGTGCCGAGCAGAGATAAAGGTGGGCGATACTATACGCAGCAGTGGTGGAAGGCTGCTGCGCCGAATGAGAAAGCGGTGTGGGACACGGAGACAGAGCGTGGCTTTGTGCCGTTTACGGATACCGGGCCTCAGTTGTATGAGTTCAAGTATAGTGCCATTGGGGACCACGGCGACAACATATCGAAGGTGGGTGTGCTGGCGTGTATGCTGATAATAGGTGATAAGTGTGTGGTGGAGAAAGGCACTGATGGACAGGTGACGGACTTTGAGTGGCGTAAGTATAAGACGCTGGCAGAGTGTAAGGACGAGGACGAATACTATGAGCAGTGCTTTACGATAGGGGTTGACCCGAAGATTGGTGATAAGATAGTTGGCACAAAGTTTGACCTGCAAAACAACGTGAACTATGAGCTCGGCATTGATGCGGAGGGTATAGCGATACCAATCAAGAAGACTGATAAAGTGAGCGGCAGGGTGCGGTTTGTGATACTTGGCCCTGTGAACGCGCTTTGGGACGTGGTGACGAAACGGCACAAGACGTGGTTCAGGCATACGAAATGGCGTAGTACAACGATACCGCTGCTGGCCCATGTGAGCAGTATCATGGTGGAGCAGTTTGAGGTGAAGATATACAGCGACAACGGGCTGGTGAATAACACGGGTGATAATGACTTGGTGTATATGAGCGACACAAAGGAGAGCTTTGTGAACGTGAAGGACGACATCGAAATGAAGATAAACTCGGGGCTGACGGCTGCGGAGTGCCAGGCGCTGGACGTGACGGACAGCGTGAAGATGAGCACCCCATTGAACACGCTGACAGGAGAGGGATTGTTGGCGGTGTATGACTATTCGAGGGGTATGAGCGCTAAGCCTGAGCAGCTGTATGTGGACTACTACTACAAAGAGTGGCATGCGCCAAGGGTGGTTATGACGCAGAAATTGACGGATACAGATGGTGGCATTGTGAGTTTGTTCGCTCACTATCGCCACCCCATGATGGATAAGACCTTCTTCGTGCAGGGCATCAGTCGCAATCTTGAGGAAGGATATGCAGAAATGACACTAAAGGAAATTGAGCAATGATAGACATCAAGGTAATAAAGAAACCAAAAAACGAGGGCAGCACGTCGGCCCTGCGGACGGGTGGCACTGCTTATGGCGGCATGGCTGTGAAGGAGGCTGCGCACGCGGCCAAGGCAGACCTGGCAGAGGTGGCGAAGGAGGCAGTCCATGCCACGGACAGCGATCATGCTGTGAACGCAGATGAAGCGAAACACGCCCTGGAAGCAGACCACGCCAAGGAAGCAGACAATGCTGCCAATGCAGACAAGTGGGATTATCGTGAGTTTGACGACTATCTAAATCAGCCGGTGAGAAAGACTGATGGTGTGACCTTTGACTCTGTGACCTCGGACAGCATAAGGAGCGCTGGGCAGTTTGTGGACGGACTGCTGGGCGCAGGGTTCCGGTTGTGGAAAGGTGAGGACGGACGCACCTACCTGACGGTGGACAAACTGACGGTGAGACAGACTATGGCCGTGATGGAGCTGCTCATTGAGAAGGTGAGGAGTGTGGGTGGCCTGATATGCGTGAGCGCGGCTAACGGACGCATCAAGACCGTGGAGAAATCGGGCAAGTACTATACTATCACCTTCGAGCAGGAGAATATGTTTGTACAGCACGACCTGGTGCGCTGCCAGACGTTTACGGGCAAGGATATGCGGAGCTACTGGGTGGAAGTGGCCGATGTGACGGAGGCCGGTATCGTGGTGGCGAAGGAGGAGTTTGAGGGCGTGGAACCGAAGGAGGGCGACGAGTGCGTGCTGATGGGCAACACGGCAAACACGGACCGCCAAAATATGGTGCTCATATCGGCCACCGAGGACGGCCAGCCGAGAGTGGACGTGATGGACGGCGTGAGTGGCAAGACCTTTGAGGGTGCTCTGCGTGCGAGGTTCGGTAACCTGGACGGCATCAAGGACGACAAGTTTCCGGCAGACCGCCAGCCAAAGGGAAACGGACTATATGCGGACAATGCCTTTTTGAAGGGAACTTTCGTGCTGGAGACTGGCGAGGACGTGAAGACTCGGTTTGAGATAACGGAGGGTAAGGTGCAGAGTGCCATTGACGGTGTGAGGAACGATATAGTGAGTGATAAGAGCTACCTTAATAACCCGACGTTTGCATCGGGGCTGGCGAAGTGGGACTCGGTGGATGAGACGGTGTTCTTTCTCGTTGGCAACAAATGGGTGTGGGCTAACGGTGGGGCACTGAGCAAGAAGGGTGACGGGGCAAGCGTGGTGACTGACATGGGGCGCACCGTTGTACGGATCAAGAACAAATACATACTGCAGAAGCATGGCAACCTGCGCTTTGTGCCGACCTTTCCGGCAAACAGTGACGGGAAGAAGGAGGCTTTGCCTGTGTATCTGAGCTTTTTTTATCGCTGCGCAAAGGCTGGTACGCTGAAGGTGGGCTTTGAAGGTGTTGAGAAGGTGGGGTTCGCGGACTTTGCCAGTATGGAGGTGAGGGAGGCACTTGGCGTGACTGATGGTTATGTGCAATATACGTGCAGCGGACTGTGGAATGGCACCGGGGACTTTAAGTTGTCGTTTGACGGCGACATCTATCTGTATATGCTTGTGCTGAGCACGGACAAGATTGAGGCGCTGACGTATAAGTACAAAACGCTGTTCGAGCAGAGTGAGCGATTGGTGAAAATATCGGCAGCTGTGTTTGACAAGGATGAGCGAGCACTGCAAGAGACGGGGCTGATGATTCAACCCGAAGGTTCGGGAATCTATATTAAGGACGCAAACGGCAAACTGGCTCTGATAGGGGTTGGCGTGGAGGAAACGGATGCAGAGGGCAATAAGAAAACCGTCATTAAGCTGACGGCTGACAATATCAAGCTGGAGGGCCTGGTGACTGCCAACGGTAACTTTAAGATACTGGAGGACGGCAGCATGGAGGCTGTGAACGGAAAGTTCAGTGGCGAAATAAATGCAGCGAAGGGTAATATAGGAAAATTCGTAATCGAGAATGGTAACATCATCACCGATGGGCAAGGTTCTTTGCAGATAGGTACAGATGACTTCAAGAATGTGTTTTCCACAAAAAGCGAAGAGCGCAAGCTGAAAGTACAAGCAGGTATAGGCGGATCGATAGTTGGGGAATATGCATTCAATTATAGGCAGAACAATCATTTTACCTTGAAGAATGAAACGGGTAAGAAATATGACTGGCTGAATATTGCCGTAGCCAATGTGATGGATATGGATTATTTCAGTAGCACCAGTTCCACTATGAAAACTACCAATAGTTACGGCTTTCAGTTTGCTATGCTCGGCAGTGGACATGTGTGTCAAGACGGAATAGTGGAAGGTATGTGCCTTGATGTTATTGATGATTTTAGTGAAAATAATCAGGTACAATTAATTCAGCCGCCTTTGTGGGGTAATAGGATATGTGTAAAGAGCAACTATGATGGGTGTACGATTATCCTGCCAGACAAGTATTCACTACTATCGTGCATTGGGTGTGGTATCATCAGGAACGAAGAGCAGAGAAAGTTTTCGTTCCGTTTTGATGTGGTCAATTTCGGAAGCAAGACACTTTTTGTTGGCGGATATAGCACTGTGGTGTTTGACAACAATAAACAGCCTTTGAAAAACGATAGCTTTCCGCATATTTATCAGGGGGGAGCAGAAAAGACAGGAATACATGATGTAGGAATAGGGGTGAACAGAAACCTTAGTTTCCTTTTGGTATATGATGGTAAGGACTATAAGGCCATTGTAATGAATTCTTAAATAATAAGGAGAATAATTATGACAACAGAAGAAAAGAAAGAAATCAAGCGAGCCGTGCTTGATGAAATCAAGGCAGAGAGCAACGATATTACGGAGATTGAGACCGTTTCCACTCTCGATGGTCTTACGGGGTTGCCTGCCATGCAGGGTAAAAAGCTCGTAACTGCTCCTTTGTCGCTTCTCTCAAAGCCTGCGACTGATGCAGCAAGCAAAGCCAATACAGCAGCAGCGACAGCGAACAAAGCAGCGGACACGGCTAATAAAGCAGCAAGCAATGCCAATGCAGCAGCTTCAATGATATCGCCCTATGCCGATCGTATCAACTTGGCAATGAATGGTGCTACCGCTCGCTTTGATGGTTTTGTTGAAGGGGTTATAATAGACCCCGTGTCTATAACGTCGATTGCAGGTGTATATTATGACATCAAGAACAAGCGTTTTTGTGCAAAGAAAGGCGGTCACTACTATAATAATTGGAGTGTGGGCAATGGCAAAAATGACGCATCAATGTACCTTGATGAGAGCCGTACTGTTGTGAGAAAGGACAAAGTGTTCATGTGTGGTGCTTCACTATATGTATGGAGTGACGAAGTGGGTAATTTGGTGGTAGTTGATAAGACTACGAAGGAACTTGGTACGTGGCTTATCACGCACGAGAATGTTACAACTATCGATGCGCTCAATCAAGAACTTGACGCTTTTGATGCTAAAACGGCACAAGGGCTGCACCGTGTGAAATGCTGGGGCATTCCGCTCTTGGTCACGTTTGCCAACCTCAACGTGGGCGATAATGTGCTTATGCAGACTATATATGGTTCGCTGACAATGAAATCAGATGGCAGTGGTATAGCTTCTATCAATAGCATTGGGCAACACGCTATATTTGTGCGATACTATAATAATGGTAAATGGAATAGCTGGGGGAGATATGGCGCTATAGCCCAAGATGGCGTGGAAGGAACAAGTAAGCACTATGTGTACTCATCGGCATCAGATGAGACGCGTTGTGTGCTGAGCAGTAAAATGTGGACTTATGTGCATACAGACGGTAATTTGTTTTTGCGGTTTAAGAAGTGGGGAGCTAATAATGATACCGTTGCACAGGATTATAGCCAAGTTATGCTGACGGGGCGTGTGTCGAATGATAAATGGGGGCTGATGAACCCTTACGTGTATGCGCGACTGAATAATCATACTTTGACAGAAGGGCTAAGTACGTTGGACGAGGTAAAGGTGAACTACACGCGCTTTGATGACAGTGGGAACAAAGTGCTTACGCTCACGAAAGCTACTACTGCCAAGGCTGGTGTGATGACGGCTGGCGACAAGAAACGGCTCGATGAACTTATTGGTGTTAAGAATTTAGGTTGGTATTCAGTTTCGTCAGGAGGCGAGTCGGCAGCAGTTAAAGAGCTGGGGAATTATGCTACCTGCCCATTTATGGTGTACGATGTGGGTACGGTGATGTCGGGGGTGGTAATGCAGGTGCGTATTGGTCAGGATTCTTATAGACAGTGGCTCAGGCTTGGCACGTCGCTCCAATATCGCGATATTACATGGAAAGCAGGTACAGCACAGTTTGAGGTAGGTGGGTGGAACGCACTGATGGACTTTACGCCAACGCATGCTAAGCAAATTGTTGCTAATCGCGAAGATATTGCCAGTAATATGCAAAATATTCATTCAAATACCTCGCGCTTGGATGGGATTGATAGTACGATAGAGTCCTTCGGTAGTAGCATTACGGAACAGGCTAAGCGTATATATGACTTGGAGCAGTGTAGACCTTTGGCTACGAATAGACGTAATGGTTTCATGAGTTCGGAAGATAAGACTCAACTTCAAGATGCGTTTGATGATCTAACAACTCGACAACAGGCACAGGGCGTGGCAGGGTATGTTGGCAAGAATAATGTGATAGAGGTGCAATATTCTGTTGGAAATACGTACGTTGATGCTGACATTTATCGAAATGCTGAAGAACGTGATTATACCCCTGGTGCTATTTTTTATGTGTATATTTCGGCTGGATACGATGAAGGACAGCCAGATAAACAATGTGTTTGGTTTGGCTCACCCATCGAAGCGACAAAGTTTGTGCGATATCGCCTTAATTATTGGTTGCATGGTCCTACCGATACTTTGGTCGGAAAGTACTTATATGACGCAATTAACAATAAATACTATGAGGTTCGTGAAGGTGATGTAGGTGAATATATATCTGAAACTTCAGATGATATTCCTTGCATTATGACCATTGCCGATAAGTGCCTGTTGAATAGAATTAGGAAAAAGTTAAACTTGTAATTTTTGTGATTAGTAATACTTATGTTTACTAATAGAGGCATGTATTGGGAGTGCGACGTTTTGAATGTGATGTCGGCTTGTATTTTGGATTCGGTGGCAAACTCAAGGCGTTGAGCGAGGGTGCGTAAAGCGAGAACGAAAAGGTAAAACGAAAAGAACGGGGTTCGGATGGGGTTCGAACTCTGTTCTTGCATTATATGCATACTATCTTAGCCCAGTTGAAAATATTGGGAGGTGGGTATGTGCTACAATGGTACATTTCGTTTTAAGAAATTAGACGACTCGTTTTGGAATGGCGAAACGTTTCGTTTTGCGGATTATACATGCTTTTTTTCCGCTGGGGCTTTACAGTGTTTTTAGTTTGTGGTTCCGCGCTATGCGCAATGGCGTCTATCAGTTTGTCAACGCCACGTTTCACAATGGCATCGGCATAGCGCAGCATTCTGTTAAGCATTCGTTTCATGGTAGTCATACAATTTGGTTTGATATAAAATTAAAGTGCTGCAAAGGTAACACCAAGGCA